TGATAGTTACCCAAACAGGATCGGTTTTGTGCCTAAGAGTAAAGATGAACATCGTTCCATAGGTATTGAATTAAATGGCTTAGTTATTTTACAGAAGGTTATAGGTAACGCAATTCGCGCTCGCCTAAAAACCTTCGGACTAAACCTTAATACTCAAGGGAGAAACCGCCATTTCGCAAGGCTTGCAAAAACCTTCGATTTGGCTACGATTGATTTAAAGAATGCTAGTAATACTATAGCATTTGAGTTAATCAAGGCGTTATTCCCATACGACTGGTTCCAGGTTATGTCTGCATTTCGCAGCAAATCTGGCACCTGCCCATCACTAATTGAATCTGAGAAGATTGAATTCGAGATGTTTAGCAGTATGGGTAATGGTTTCACATTTGAAATGGAGTCTCTTGTCTTTTTCGCCACGGCTATATGCCAGGTGAAGAAGGACCAGAATATCTCTTACAAGGAAGCGTTACGTCAGGTAGCTGTTTTTGGTGACGATATCATCGTTCCGCAAACTAGTGCCCTAAATGTAATTTCTTCTTTGGAGATGTTCGGTTTTTCAATCAACACTGAAAAATCTTTCCTTAGTGGGAAGTTTTTTGAGAGTTGTGGACATGACTATTTCAACTGTTGTGATGTGCGGCCTTTTTTCTTAAAACGCCAACTTTTAACAACTAGGGATTTATATTTTTTATGTAACTCCTTACTGTTTAAGATAATAAAAACTGAGTCTGACTTTTTAAGTCCTGCTTATGCTTATATTATGAGGATAGTCACCACTGGGTCTTATCTGCCAGGTCCTTTACATTTCACTGTAAAGACTGGTTTTGAAGATTTAAATGATGACCTCGAAGCGTGCCTTAGGGTGCCATTAGAATATGCTCAAACACATGGGGGCGTCAGATTTGACGTCAATATGTTTGCTTGGACATACGCTAAGTACTCTAGGGTTTCTATAGAAGTACCTCTTTCTCAAAATCGTCAATATGCAGTGCAAAGCGCACGGTACATGACTTTTTTGCGAGGTAATCTAGGAGGGATAGCCGTCCTTCGTGGAGACACGGAGACTGTGAAGAAACGCTCCTTAACATCCCAATGGGATGGGAGCTTAAGTAAAAAATCAAGGAACCTACTACATGATATATTTTTGTAGTACCCTTCTTTGACTTTACCACCGTGGGTAATTCCGCGGTCCTTTCGGGTGTTTTATAAGAAGAAAGTCCTCAGCATTTAGCTGACTCCTACTCTCATAAACACCGTCATGGGTTATCAAGTTGCGAAAGCGCCTGATCGCCCCGTTTGGGTGATCAAGTGCTTCGC